ATACCAAAACATGGAAGATTACTGCCTGTTTTAGGATAGATGATGTTGTTGTATATGCAAGATTTTTCATTCCAAATTTCTACCTCTCTACTCTTTATTATATATGGAGTGGTATATGTTTTTGCTGTAAGAAAAGTTCCTTTACCTTCCCATTGTGCCCAAACACTTCCTACTCGATTGTGTAGTGGAAATGTTTTGTGTAGGACATCTTTGTAGTTACTCCACAGATTCATTAACAATTTTTATTAAGATCTTCAGCTAGATTACCACCTAGTTCAGCACCTTGATTACCACCAAACATTGCTACCCAACCAGCAGCAACCCAACCAACAAAAGGGATAGTGGAAAGAGTAGGAGCAACAGCAGCACCAACACTTGTCCCAACCAATCTGCCTGTACCCTCTGCGGATCCAACTGCTTTGATACAGGCTTCACTTTTTCGGGCAGAGTTTATTTCATCTACCTGTGCTTGTGTCAAACCAGGTTTTTGATCTAACCAAGACCTATGATTTGATACCACACCACCTTGATTAATTTGACCATCCATAAAGTATTCTTCAGTGATCTGAGTTTTCTCATTTGCTAATCCTAAGAAACCACCTTTTTCTTTGATATCCTTAGTAATAAATGCTGTCTTAGGATCATTTGCTTTGTAACTAATTCGATATCCTTCTTTACTAACTTCTGCTAGATATGATGTATAAGGTCCCACAGGTGGACTTATGATTGGTAAACTATCTTTTCGACTTACCATACCAATTAATCCAATATGAGATAGACCAAAAATTCCACCAAGACCAAGTGCGAACCACTTGGTTAGATTAATATTCTTCTTTGGTTTTTCTGGTTTGGGATTTGAGATTTTTACCTCTGATCCAAACATCTCCTCTTCCATATCCATAATTCTAATTCCTATTTTTTAGGTGCAGCAGTCGGTACGATTGATACTGGTGCTTGCTCGATTCTGATTGTTTGCGCTGGTGCAGTTTCAGATGCTTTAGCAATAAGGAACTCCATATCCTTTTTAGATATGTTTGCACTACCACCACCATCTCCACTCTTTTTCTTACCTGCTGCTTGGACGCCAAAAGTCGCTAAAGTTCCTGTGAACACAGAAGCTATGAAAGTTGGATCCAGTTTTTGTTCTGGTATATTGAATGCTGCTGGTAACTTAACATATGCTAAAGTCAAGATTCCTGCAGACCACACAAGAACAGAAAGTCTTACGATTGTAGATAGAAATGCAAGTTGCTCTTCCTTGTCATCGACACTCTCTTTAATTTTTGTTAGAAGATTTTTTGGTTTCTCTTCAACCTTTTGTTCTGGTTTCTTATCTACCATTTTTTGATACTAGAACGCACTCCTATTTAGCAAAATAAGTTTTGTAGTATTTTATGAGTCCAGAGGTGGTGGTGAACTTGCTTGCCCACTCATCTGCACACTCATAAATGGCACGATTGTTATTGAAATTCTTAAGTAAAATACTTAAAGTTTGTTGTCTAAGTTCCATCTGTTCATTATTAAGCATACTCACTACCTTCTCCTATGTAAGTAAGTGAGCATATGTCAAGATCTTCTTCGTCACAATAAAACCATTCTGCAAATTCGTCATGAATTGCACAACCATCTTCAACTGTATGAAGATCACTAGTCTCGCATAATGCTTGAATGCGACTCATAGCCCAATCATGAGTTGTTTTTAACGTTTCATTAAAATTGTCCATAGTCTTTCCGCATATAGCGTCCTAGAATGTTACTATTATAATATAAAGGTCTCCCATCGTCAAGGGACTCACTCAATACATTATTTAAAAACAATTGTTTAGTTTCTTCAAAATTAACCAAACCTTTTGTTTTATGTAAACTTAATATTTCTCTCTTAAAATTTAACTTACCAAATTGTTTTATATCTTCCTTTAGTTCTGGGCAACTACCGTAATATTTTTTCCAATCACTTTCGGACGTAACTCTTCTCTTCGATCCTGTTCTTGGTTTTCTTTTTTGCCAAAAATATTTCCTACCTATGTATCTTCTTCCTGTTTGTTCACCAGTAATTAGATAAACAAACCCATAATAATCACCAATCAGATTACTATCAAAGATTTGTTCATTATATAACCAAGGATTTTCATACTGACTCATACTTTTTTGTAATAGCAACTAAAGTATCTAGCGGAATCCACGCAGGGTCTTCAGTTTCTATTTGCACTTGCACTTCAGTAAAGGTTTTTTGATAAAATCTACAGTAACTTTGACGAGTATTTTTGACAAAGTTAAATGGATTCTTCAGATTGTTCATCATTATTAAGTTTATTTATATCTTGATCGTAACTATCGGCAGCATCTTTGATCGCATCCTTAAATAATTCAATATTATCTTCAGGATTTAACCTATCTAGAAAATCGTTATCTGGTGTAAAGATAACAGGTCCTTCTTTGATTCTTTCCTTTAATTCATCAAGTAGATCTTTATCATCCATGGTAGCATGTGTTAAAGTTTGAAACCACTAAATGTGTCTTTTTTCACATCTTGTTTGATTCCTCCCACTATATATGACTCTACCTCTGTCTCCTGTGGTGCAACTTGTAAACCCTTTGATGAGATCCAATGTTGTGTCCAAGGTAATGGATTATTTCTTGCTGGAATATCGTAAACAGGTTTCAATCCAATTGACTTCATTCTCTTATTCGCAATCCATTCAACATACTGATGAAGTAGTTTATCATTCAAACCAATCATACTACCATCTTTGAATAGATACTCTGCCCATACCTTTTCTTCATTCACACAACGATCAAACATCTGATATGTCCATTGCTCTTCTTCCTTGACAATCTCCTTCATCTCAGGATCATCACCCTTTCTCCAATTGTTGATGATGTTCTGTGTTATTGCCAGATGCTGGTTCTCATCTCTTGCAATAAGCGATATGATTTTCGCAGATCCTTCCATGAGTTTAAGCTCACCAAAAGCAAAACTACAAGCGAAAGATACATAAAAGCGGATACCTTCCAAAATGTTGACATTAGCGACTGCCCTGTATAAGTGTCTTTTTAAATCTTTACGTGTCCAGACTGATGAAGGTGATGCCTTCCAATCATCTCTCCACATGTTTCCTTGACCCCATTCCTGTGCATAGTTAATGAATGTGTCATATGATTCTGTCACACTCGCAGCACGTTCTAGGATACGATCATCAGATAATATTTTATTAAACACTTCTGATGGATCTGGATATACATTCTTAATCACATAAGTGTAAGAACGTGAGTGAATCATCTCCATGAATGACCACACTTCCATACATGCCTCTAACTCAGGTAGAGAACAATATGGTAAGAATGCCATACCTGGTGCACGACCCTGCACAGAGTCAAGCATAATCTGATACTTAAGATTTGAAGTATAGATGTGCTTTTGCTCTGGACGTAGTGATTGATAGTCACCACGATCTTTCTGTAAAGACACCTCTTCTGGTCTCCAAAAATATCCCAACTGTTGTTTAGTTAAATTCTCAAATTGATTATATTTAAAATTATCATATCTTTGAACACCTAAAGGTTTACCAAAAAACATGGGTTGTTTCTTAGTATCTACCTCTTCAGTGTTGAATACTGTCATACCTTTAACTTGTGACATAGTACTCCTATCTGTTGATGAGATTTTAAATTTTGCAGGATTCACACTCTTCCTCCGATGTGTCTAAAATTTCGGACACCAAACATCCAAGTGAAGTAGATTCTTCCTCTACCTCATCTGTTTTAATGTCATATGTGTTCTGATAATAACTCGTCTTCCAACCATACTTATATGTAGTCAACCAATCTTGTGCCATTACTGAAACTGGAACTTCATTGTCGGGATAATGTTCTGGATTGTAACTCCAGTTACCACTGATTGCCTGATCAAAGAATTTTTGCATCACGGAAACAATATTTATATAACCAGTGTTGTTTGGCATTTCCCATAAGAGGGTATAATTATTTTTCAAAGTTCCATATTGGGGAACAATTTGCTTAAGAGGTCCTTTTTTTGACTTCTTAGTGGACAAGTATCCTCTAGGTGGTTCAATTCCGTTTGTGGCATTAGACACAACGGAACTGCTCTCCGATGGCATTTGTGCGGACAGAGTTGAGTTCCTGACTCCGTACTCTTTGACAAGTGACCTAAGAGAATCCCAATCATATTTTAAATTGTTTGGCACAAGTTCATCGACATCTTTTTTATAAGTGTCTATGGGAAGTATCCCCTGTGCATATTTAGTTCGAGAAGAATATTCACATGCACCCTTTTCTTTCGCAAGGTTCACCGTGGACTTTATTAGATTATATTGAAATGCTTCTGTTAAATCATGTACCAATTGCCATGCTTTTGGATCCTCATACTTAACACCTTGCTTGGCAAGATAATGTGCAAGACCTATGAAACCAACACCAAGGGATCTACGTGCCTTAGTTGCGATTTCTGCTGCTCTGACGGGGTATCCTTGAAAATCAATAAGTTCGTCAAGAGACCTAACACTAAGATCACAAAGACTTTCGAGATCGGATAGATCACGTATCTTACCGATATTAATAGCAGAAAGGATACAGAGAGCAATTTCACCAGTTTGGTCATCGATATGTTGTATAGGTTTGGTTGGTAATGTGATCTCCTGACATAGATTACTCATCTCCACTTTATCAACAAATGAAGAATGAGTATTGCAGTGATCAATATTCATTAAATATATTCTACCAGTTTCTGCTCTTTCTTTCAACAGGGCAAGAATCAGTTCTTGTGCTTTAATAGTTTTTCTTGGTATTCTATCGTCTGCTTCATAAGCAACATATAATTCATCAAAGGATGCAGTGCCAAAAGCATCATACAATCCAGGAACAGAATGAGGACTGAATAAACTAATGCTCTCATCATCAATAAACCTCTGGTAAAATAATGAACTTAACTGAATACTATAATCAAGTTTACGAACTCGATTATCTTCAGTTCCTTTATTGTTTTTAAGGACTATAATATCCTCTATTTCTTGGTGCCAGATGGGGAAGTGGACAGTTGCTGATCCACCACGGATGCCATTTTGAGTGCAACATCTGACAGTGCTTTCAAACTTTTTGAGGAACGGGACAACACCTGTGTGCTGAACTTCCCCGTCTCTGATTTTAGCGTTGATGCCACGGATGCGACCCGCGTTGATACCGATACCCGCCCTCTGTGCAACATACTTGCCGATAGCCATATCACTGCTAAAGATGCTATCGAGGGTGTCATCAATATCCACAAGAACACAGCTGGCATACTGTCTAAGAGGGGTACGGACTCCCGCCATGATTGGTGTTGGTATGTTGATTTTGTGTTTGGAAATGGCATCGTAATACTTTTTAACGTAATCTAATCTAGTTTCTTGTGGATATTTAGAGAAAATTGTAGCAGCAATTAACAAATACATGAACTGAGGTGTCTCATATAACTTACCAGAACTTCTATCCTGAACCAAATACTTATCTACAACCTGTCTTAAACCTGCATATGTGAACAAATAGTCACGATCATGATCTATAAATCCCTGCAATTTATTAAATTCTTCATCAGAATATGAGTTTAATATTTCTGAATCATATATTCTCTTATCCACACAATCGACTACATGATCTTTAAGATTTGGTAATTCATGTATTCTACCAAATAGATTTTTCCTTAATGCAAAAAGGAGAAGTCTTGCAGAAACATATTGATAATTAGGGTGATCTAAATCAATAAGATCACTTGCAGATCTAATTAAGATCTCCTGTATCTCTGCGGTGCTTATACCGTCATAAAACTGTATCCCCGACTGAATCTCTACCTGACTCGCAGAGACCCCTGCAAGACCCTTACATGCCTCTTCTACCATTAAATGCATCTTTTCTAAGTCCAATTGTTGAATTGAACCATCTCTTTTTACGACTTTAGTTCCATTACTCATATTTTTTTCCAGTTGTTGAATTTAATTTTTGCTTTTAATCCTGAGTACGTGTTTGATTTTAACATACTCATGACATCATGTCCATAAAGTATCATGTCATTCACATCTTTTTCATTTACATTTTGTGGCCATATTACTACTTGATCTCCTCTATTAACAACTTTGGAGATTCGGTTGACGATTTCTCTGTTGCGAGGTTCATTATCAAAAACCCAAATATAATCGCTCCAACCAAACGTCCCAATATCAATATCGGAACCGCACATAGCAACCGAGTTTTCCACGAGGGTGGAATCGAAGGGACCTTCCAAAACGTAAATGGGTTTTTCAGTTTTGATTCGATCAAGTCCATAAATTTTTGGTGCTTCTTCATTAATCATCACGGTAATGTATTTAACAGAGTTAGGACCTAGACTTCTGCCTTGAAATCCTATCAAATTATTATCGACATCGTATAGTGGAATTACAATCCTGCTCTCATCTCTAGTGATATTGTCAAATGTTTGTTTATGTGTATTCGTCCACTGTTTAAATTTATTTGTAAAGAAAAATTTAGTTGGATCTAATTTTCTTTTTTCAAGATATTCCTTTGCTATTGTAACCTCTGATGCCCTTGGTAAATCTAACTTTTTTCTAAATACTGGTTTTTTAAATTCAAACTTTGGTTCCTCGACAACAAAGTTTCGACCACCTGCATGACCCTCCTTGAACTTCTCCATCACATATTGTTTATGGAGTGTGCTGTCAATTTGTTTTAGAAAATTATTAAATGATAAACTTGCTCCACAATTATGGCACTTATAGTTTGTATTTGTCTTTACCTGATAGAAATATCCTCTTGCCTTGTTCTTGTGCTTCTGAGAGTCACCACAAATTGGACAACGGAAGTTATAAAGATCTGCTTTGACTCTCTTAAACTTCTGTAATCTTGATGATATTAAACCAATGTATTTCGAATCAACGATATCCATTACTCACCTAAAGTATGCACAACTGGTGTCTCATTTTTCAGAACATTGTATAAATCCATATTCTCAGCAGTGGATACAGGATAAAATTCCGACTGAGGATTGAATCCATCATATCTTTTTGCCTGATTAATTACAATCGAACCATTCTCTCCTGATACAGACCGATGAAATGTACCACGAGGTATTAATAATGCACCACTCTGACGATTAAGATGTACGATATGGTACTTATATTTCCATTGAAGATTTACTAGTTCAAATGTTCTCTCACCAGATACAACTCGATTATAATCATCTTGAAACCCATGAATATAAAACTGCTTACCACCTACACAGTCAGCAGGTGGAGATGTGGCAGACCCAGTATGCACAACCAAATCTGCTGCATTTGATTCATCTACAGATATATCATAAAAAATAACATCCTGTGTCTCACGGAACACACGATGCTTCTTAAATTCAACTTCACTCATTACAAAGTAATTACTTTTCTATTATTATACTTGATTGTGGTGTTGTTGTCAATCCTTTTACAAATCTCTGTCCAATCGGTGACACTACAAAACTGATAATAGTCAGTGCACCTGCGATTGTCCACATCTTCTTCTCTATGACTCTTAAACGATTATCTACAAGTTTGATGTCTCTCTCACATCCTTTCTTAATACTCTCTGCGTGACGATCTAATTTCTGGTCTACTTGCTCTATCTTCTCAAACAATACTGCATCAATACGATCTTGCTTATCTAACTTTTCATTATGAACAGCAAGAAGTTGCCCCATCTTTACAGAGTTTTCCTGTAGAGATTCGACAACTTTTTCTAATCTTTCTAATATTGCTGCATTGACGTTCGTATTGTCATCCATTTTTCTTGTTTGTCAACCACATTTTACGTGATCCCCTCCCTGAATATATGTATCTTTTCTTCTGTTTTACAGGAGGACTATCAGGTGGTAGACCTGCGATATTACCACTACTTGCATTGTTGGTTGGTATTCCACCAGAAGCCATCTCTTCTTTCAATTGACGAATCTTCTTAATAACTTTATCAATATCCATTATAGTGAACGTAATTGAGATAGACATTCAGGATCTTCTTCAATATCGTTAATTTCAGTTTTTGGATATTCAGGAATCCTACCCAAAAAAACTAAGAAACTTTTAATACTTGGCCAAAGATCTTTTTCTAAGTTATAAAACAAAATTGGAACTGTTGCCTCATTAAAGACATTAAATAAGACCGTTAAATGATTAAGTATCAAATGAACTTTAAGTTCACCATTATTTTGATACCGTTTTAACAATCTTTTAATGTATTTAATTCTTTTCAAATCATCCTCAAAGTCTTCTTTTGTGACTGATTGTGGATTGTCATAGAATTTTATAGCAAAGAGCATGTAATTACTCTCATTCAATTCATCAAATTTCATATCATATTACAAAAATTAACCTTCGTTAGTTGGATATAAGATACTGTTTGCACCAGTTGAAATGCCAGATTGAGCTACAAGTATTTCAGATTTAACTCTTAATGTAGTAGTTCCATCAGCATTGTTTTGTATATATGTAGTAACACCAACCCATCCAGCACCACTGGTTCTGAATGCACCAGTAGAATCATAATAATCTGTAGTTGTGGTTATACCATAAACTCTTCTATCAGCAGTAGTTGATCTTTCACTATAAGTAGAATCCAATACAGAAGATTTTGGAAGTTCACTCACAAAGAAATCTGTGGAAGCAATTGCTGCTCCTGATAATCCAGCAGTAGAACCTATGGTTAATACTCTCTCACTAGTAATGCCTGTGATAACAGCGTCACCAAAATAAGTTCCCTCTACAAGACCAAACCTTATGACATTACCAACTTGAGCAGATCCAGCAGTACCAAACTGAGTGCCACTTCCACCTGCATTACCTGTAACCTGTCCTGTACTATAATCGAGTGATACAGTCCCTCGTGACGTTACATTATCGGAATTTCCCCAAAGAGACATGTTTTTTACCTATTAATAATTCTTTTCTAAAGATATTTATATAAGTCTGAAATTAACGTGATTTAATTGCCTTTTCTACCTGTGCAAATAACTTATCGTCTGCATCAGTTTTAGTCAATTTAACTGCCTTTCCTATAATTACAAGGCATATGTCGATTAATTTTTCTCCGAGTTCTGCGTCATCGGGAATCTTGTTTACTGCATCACTAATAATTTTTGATGCAAATGGAAGTAAAAATGAAAGCATGATTATAAAAAGTATACTATATTATATAGCAACTAATCATAAACTTTTTTACCTGCCTTAATTCTACCTGTTCCTTTCTTGTCGTAAAACTTAATGCCTTTCTCTTTTTTATCTTTATAGGCAGCCATAACATTCATCTCTCTCTGCCTTTCTTTGTTTTTTGCCACTCTTGCTGATGATTCTTTTGCTTTGTTTACAAAATGCTTATATGTTAACTGCTCTTTAAAATTCTTTTGAGTATCTTCCTTCGTAACTTTTTTCTCAGGAAGACCTTTATGTTTTGTGGATGCAAACTTCTTTACATCACTTTTTTTCATGTCTGCTGCTGCCTTTGCAGTTTCAGGTGTGGTTGGAGCTTGCTCTCCCTTTTGTATGGCACGAACAATTCCAAAAAACTTTTGTTGTTTCTTAGATAGTGCTGGCATTATTTTTTACCCAAATTCATAACAGCCTTGCCATATTTCTTTTTGACAATTTCAGCTGCAGAAGGTCCTGTGTTTACCTTCTGTGTCTTTTTCATTTCTGCACTTGGTGGATATGAAGTTCCGTCTTTCTTATCCTTGGATGGTCTTACCCTTCCTTGATCTCTTGCGATATCGTATCCTTCTTCACCTAAATTAAAGTTTTTTTTTACTATTGAGTTTAGAGAATCCAATGCTGACTGAACTGTTGGATTTACTTCTTCTTTCTTTATATTAGCAGTATGCTTTGGATTCTTTTTAGGATCTCTTAGTTCTTGTCTTCTAGAACTATGATGATCCATTCTCTTTTTAGCACTCATCTTATAACGAGGAGTCTTCAAAGGTGTCTTTCCATCCTTCTTCGTGGTAACTTTCTCATCTCTTTTCTTACGATGCCCTTCAGCACCAGAATCATAACCACTTCTGGATTTTATGGGGTTGCTCTTGTTTTTAGCAAATCCGAACGATTTTGCACCACCACCTGTTTGAGGTCCACCTTGAGTTGCTGCTGATCGATTACGACTTTTTTGTGATTGAGATAAGTTGTAACCTGCTCTTTCATTCTTACCTGGACCAAAACTACCTTTTTTTCTATACTCGTAAGAACTTCTCCTTCTAGCACCTATTGTTTTTGCTCTTTCATATGCTTTATCAGAAAGTTTATCAGGATCTTCTGTGATAGATTCTCCTTCTGGTTCATGAGATGCCATGATTTCTTTTCCTGCACCAGAAGATACTGCTTGTATTTTCTTACGCAATACCATTTTTTTAATTTGGTTTGCTTTCTTTTCCTGAGTTTCAATTGACTTGTCAGGTTTTTCTTCACCACCAGAACCATACATCTCATCAACTAACTCACCGTTTAGTTTAAATGACATGTTTAAACCTTTTGCTCTTAACTTATTCTTCATGAGATTTACAAGAGTAGGCATGGATCTTGGATCATCACCTTCTTTTGGTTTCAAATCTTTCATTGCATCAAAACTACCTTCATCATCTTCACCCTTTTTCTTATCATTATGCTTCTCTTCTTTCATATCAGGATTAATTTTGATTTTATTCTTACCTTTCATTACATCCATTTTCTTCTGATTCGCATCTGGTTTATCAGTTTCTGCAACCTCACCGATAAATTCTTCTTTTGCCATTGCCTTACCAATAGCCTTACGACGATTCATGAGATATGAATCTGTCTTATCTTTTTTACCGTCATTATTAATATCACCATCTTCTTTTCCAACTGGATCTAAACCTTTACCTGATTTGACTTTAGCAGTCTGTTCACCTTTCTTCTTCTCACCCTCATAAGGTGTTCCATAACCTGTCATTTCAACTGATGAAATATTTGGATTCTTTCTCAATTCTGAAATTTTATCACGAGTTGCCATACGAACATATGACTTACCAGTTTTCTTATCTTTGACACGAATCTTATACTTACCACCTTCAGATTCTTCTTCAATAAGCTTATGTGCACCACCCATCTCATGAGGAATTGTATTACCATCCTTATCTTTCCGATGATGTTCAGAAAATACCTTACTAACTAATTTCGAAACACTATTTGACACATCAACAAAATCATACTCTTCACCAACTAACATTTTTTTAGCCAACTGTTTTACATTACCAGGTGCAGGTGACTTTCCAAGTTGAGACAAGTATGCTCTTTTTAGTGAAACTGGATCTGCTTTCTGACCGTCCTTAAATCCTTGCTTGACTTTATATCTAACATCATACGCAAGTTGACGTGCAGATTTACGAATTTTATCGGCAGCACCCGCTCCAGCTTGTACTGGTTTTGCAGCATCTTCAGATATTATGTTACCCATTTTTTGTGTCAATTTTCTTTTTTCTATATTTATTTATGAAATGTTTCCCGTAGGAAGAACCAGGCACCATTGTCTCTACATATTTACGATGAGAATCAGTGCCAATTAATCTTTGATCTGGTGGAACTCCTCCAACTTCAGTGCCATTTACAACTGATTCAGATACATCTTTAATCCATGATTTGAACATGATTTTATCCTCTGTAACACATATTAAATAACTTGTTCCTCTACGAATAATTTTACCAACTAATCCAGTGTTAACATTCTCTACAATTTGACCCATTTTAAATATCTTATCATTTATATAATTTTCTCTCAAATTCTTCCAATCAAACTTAGGTGCGATCTGCCATAAGTTCCAACCCTCTTTGATATTCATTCCTTTTCTTACATTATTAAATAAGTCTTTTGCCATCTTCTTATTCATCGAAGTTGGAACACCTCTTAAAAAACCTTCAAAATCATTTTCTGCTGCTGCCTTTCTTTGTTTTGATGCTGACATACCAGAAACATTATCAGAATCTGCATCACGATTACCAGCAGAACGAACTTCGATATTGTCAAAATTATAAAGTTTACCATTGTAAGTTCCAGTAAGTTTCTCAAACTCTGCAACACGATCACTACCACCTACAATTCTTACATTTGTATATCCATCAGTATGTGCTTTTTTTAATACGTCAAAGATGGTGCGATTTGCTCCATCATTTATAATTTTATCCTTATGTTTTGGAAACATCTGTTGCATTGCAGATACTTTCATATCAGGATCTAATGGATTCTTCTTCTTATCCTGACTTCTTGATGGTATGATTACATAGTCTCCATCATCTGATGATGTTGCCACAGTATCTAAAAGTTTTTCATGTCCTGTAGTTGGTGGATTAAATCTACCAAATGCAATCGTCAAAGTTCCTTTTGTTTTTTCCACCTCTGGTGGAATCATCTCTACTGGTTTATCTTTCTCAATTGTCGTCTTTGATAACTTCTTTTCTTTATCTGATTGTGGTGGATCTTGCTTACCTATTCTCTGTCTCTTATTAAAAAATTTAAGTTGTCCTCTTTCTGTCTTTGCAACAAACTCTCCATCTTTACTATACCATCCACCATGACCGTCACTCTGCAAACCCATACGGGTGGCTTGTTGAACTGCCTGTGATTCAGTGAAAAATTGGAAGAATGATTTCATCGATAAAGTTTAGATGTTACTTTTCTTTCGTTGGCGATAAGATAGTTAATGAGATTTTGCCTCATAATAATATATTTATCCTGATTACGTTTACGTTTTTCGGAAGTAATCATTGTATCGATGGTCATAAAACAATGATGCAGAAAATCATTGAAGATTTGTTTTCGATTCTTTGATCTAGGTTCAAAGGATTTTATCAATTGGTCGATGGTTTTATTCATTATTCCTTTCCTCTCTCATATATTTTAGCATGAGGTGCAAATATTTTTCCAACCTTCATACCTAAGTATAAAATTCTTAACCAAAATTTTTCATCATTACTATACTTTTTGAGAGTGTCATAGTAAAAATGTAACTGCATTAATTTAGTTTGAGCAATAGCAGCATCTTTTTTTACCTCTGTCTTATAAAGTTTTCCAATTTCTAATTCAAAATCTTTGTATTTTGGTGAACGAGTAAATTTTTTTGCAACATCTCTAAACCAAATCTCATAATCGGAAGTTGTATACTTAATTAATCCTGATGGTTTGCTTTGATAAAATTCTTCATATTTCTCTGGATAACGATTGTGATCATTAACAAATCTATTTTGTGATGTATTACTACCATGTATTGCTTTTACAACCATGTCAGTGGGTGCATTACCACCTTGAGCTGATGCTCCTGTTATTTGAGTAGCAAACACAAGGTTTTCAAACTCTGATGATGAACTTCTCACACTCAAAGAAAAACTTGTGCCATATTTAACAGTTGTAGAAACAAATTTACCGTTCCATATATTATCAATTACAAATTTAATATCACTCATCGTAAAATTTTTATCCTCAACGTGAGGATCTTTAAATTTAAGTATTTTTGTATTACGTTCTTCAAGAATACCAATAGTTTTATCACTTATTTTTTTTAAAGATATACCAACTAATTTTTTATGTTTCAACATATCTATTAGATATCCATTTAATTCAACCATACTTGCACCTATTTTATCTTTATCACCCTTATGAAATATTTTATCTAGTTCACCTTTAACCTTTTTCATATCTTTAACCGCATATATGTCAGCTGGGTTCCATTCTGTATATTTGTTAACTTTTATTTTTTCATCAAAATCATTATATAAACCCAATTTAGGATCTACAATATATTTTGAAAAGAATGATACAAAATCATCATTGCCATAGGCAAATTTTTCCCAGTTTGGTTTTGAATATTCTGCTATAAAAGTTCTTTGTTGTTCATAATAAGTGAATAACCACTCTTCAACTTTATCTTGATAATTACTAAAAACATCATCTTTTAAAACGTCCATAATATCCGTATCATTCAAAAATTGTTTGTAAGTATTAAATTTTCCTTTTCGATTTCTAACAACCCTATCTAATACATAAGTAGATCCTCGTTCCTGAATTGCGGTTGGTAGTTTACCACTTGATATTTCATAACTTCTAAAACTAACGAGAACTGTTTCTGGTGTTTTCGAACCAACTTTAACTCTAACTGTATTATTGCCCTGTAATTTAGGTAATTGATTTTTCTTCAATGGTGTTTTACTACTTGAAGGAGAAAAAACACCAAAAGGTAAAAATTCAATCATCAATTCATCTAATTTGTCATACTTAGTGTTCAAATAATCAATGTATATAACTTTACCTTTTTTGCTTTCTTTATCAATAGAAGCATCATTTTTTAAATTATTTTCTTTAAAATTCTTCTCAATAAATTCTATTATTTGTTTTTTAAATGTTTCTGCTGACATTATTTTACCACCAAATAAAAACAAGAAGTCCATAACTTCTTTGAACTACTCACATCTATTGTTTTAAATTCTTCTTTCATTTCCTTACTCATTTTCTTTTGCATTTTCATTCTCACTTGTAGTTGTGATAAAGATACTCCTGCACCAAACCCCTGTGATGCTGCTAAGTTAAATAAATTCTCTACTGTGATATCTCTCATTATATTTGATGTGATATCTTCCACAGCAACAGCAACTTCTCCTGCATGTGTTTTATTTAGATATGCCTCCTCTGGACTCTTTGCTTTCATCTCTATTGATGCAGAATCCCATACAGTTCCGTTAATATGTTTGAACAATTCTTGTGTATATGGTTCTATTTCTTTTCTAAATGCTTTCGCATCTTTCTTAAACTCTCTAACGTATTCTGCCCTTGCTAACCATTGAGCACCTTGTGTTCTACCCCAATACTTGTTTTTTAAATCAAAAAATTCTTTTTTATTTCTAATTCTATTTAATGAAAGTATGCCCGATCTATCAGTTTCTCTTATCAAATACTGATAATTTTCAGTACCCATGGATCCATATCTAGCTGCACCACCTGCTTCAATTTCAAGTCTTGCTCCCCCAGATAATACAGTTTTAGTTTTTATAATACCTTTAATATACTGAGGTTTAATTTTTCTACCACTCTCCTTATCAACAAGATCAACAGAGAACCTAATCTTTGCATCTTGGTTATTAGTTGAAAAATCTATTTCATCATACTTCACTACCTTCACAATATCAGATGTCACATCATTCTCAAATACAACCTTTGCTTTTCCTGTGGGTGCTTTCAACGATACAGGAAGTAAAACTCCGTCTTGATATAATGAGTATATCTTATTGTTCAACTTCTCCATCATCTTAACAGAATATTCTGGTTGATTGATAAGTTGATTTTTAAACAACATAATGAATTTTTTCAAATCATTCATTGATTTTCTAGTAAAAATCCATACGTCGGAAGGATTCCATTTATCTTTATCAATTGTTCCTCTGAATCCTAACTTACCTCTAACCTTTTGTGATAATTCATCATAGGCAGTATATGGATCATATTCTTTTGGAATCATATCTGCTCTCATGATAAAGTAAGAATTGCC